CGATGAAGTCCCAGGTTATCCAGCATCCGCATACGTGAGGGGTTTATGACTAACGCGACCATAACGTTCAAGGGTGCCAGTCGTGCGACGCTGTCAAAGATCGCACGTGACGCGCTGGCGGCGGCGGGGTTTGTGTGCAGCGACATGCGCTACAACGACGCACATCAGAACGAGAGTTTCGTTGTGCAGAATCCACGTCGTACGATTAACGCTCCACAACCAGCACCTGAGCCGATGACCCCACCACGTTCGTAACGGTGCCGAGCAATACCTGCACCGCCAGGAGCGTCACCGTAGCGCGCTGGACGAGTCGGATGCTGAACCCGTTGACCGTACTCGATACCAGCGCCCACACCATGTCAGAACTCGGCACAGGTCCGGGTTGCACGTTCGGTACGGCTGCGAACGGGGTGGAGTACGTGACGGTTATCAGACCGTTCGCGTCTGTCGTACCGGTGTACGTCTCGATTCGTTTGCCTTTGGCGCCGCGCAGTGTTCGGGGTTTAAGCATTCGTCACCACCTGCACGTTGAGCCAAATAGGCCCGCGTGACTTTACCCAGCAGCCTGTCACGCCTTGCTGATCGACAGTCCACGCCTCAGCACGACAAATGCAAGGGCCGTCCCACGATGCAGCGCTGGGGGTCGTCGCGACTTCCTGGGCGGTCACGTCCCAAATCGATTTGTTGTAGATCATGATCGGGGTACCGGGCGTAATCCCGGCAGCAGCGTATACGTTGATCCACGTGTCGGATGCACCCGTGATGTCGTTGCTCATACGGCTATCGCTCCCATTCCCGCACGACGACGTAGACGATAAAACTGCTGACCATACACAGTGAAGGTCAACCAGTCGTCACCCACGTCCATCATCTTGGGTACGCGGTAAGCAATCGACTCATCACCTACCGATTTACTGGCAACGTTCAACCGCGCCTCAGAGTTAGGATCGGCGGTCACGCCGGCTGTACCGTAGTTCGTCGCGAGCCAGTGTGCAGCGAAGTAAAACATCCCGCGTCGCTTGAAGTTGTGACACTCGTCCTGGTACGCGCCCCAGCGAGTGGAACCTGTTTCGCAGTCAGCCTCGCACAGTGCGCAAGTGATCAGCGCGTCGGGCCACTTCGTCTCGTCGCTGAACGCCTGGAACTCAGCTCGAAAGCTGTCGACCATCGCCTGGGTAATATCCATTACGCGTAATCCGTGTTCGGGAAGTCTGGGGTACCTTCGAACCATGTCAGGTACGAACTCACGCGCTGCGCTGCGCCCGAGTCGTTCGTGATGCGTTGGAGGTATGTGGTGTTGGGTCGCAATACACGCTCTATGCCCGTGACCGTGTAGGTGCTGAGGCTGGTATTACCCACACCAGCCGAGCCGATGTCAAATGTTGGTGCACCGAATTCAGTACCGACTGCCGACACCGTTGGGGTAGTGCGGATCGTCGCGCCACCTGTAACCGGGCCAATGTCGTTCAGGTTGAAATATGGGGTGATCGTGCCACCCGTGTAAGTCGGGGCGCGGTACACCCGTGTGGCGATACTCGTACCGTTGAACTTGACCAATCGACTTTTGATAATGACGGGTAGAGGTCCAGTCGTGAAAATGGTGTCAATCGATGCACCGTCGGCGAGTACAGCGGTGTTACCCGACAGCTCGTACTGGACACCTTTCTTCACGTTGACCGAGTTGTAATCCTGGGTCACGAGTCCACGTAGGCCGTTCATGACGCGCAGGAACATTGCATCGAGTGCTAAGTCGTCTTTCCAGCTCGCCATGGTGCGGCCTCCGATTGGTTCGCTACAGGATAGCACGACAAACGGCGCACAGTAAAAAGCCCCGTTTTGCACGCTAACGAGAACCGTTGATTCTCAGGTGTCGGGGCTGTGTTTAAACTGAGCCGCATGTGCGGTCACGCCTCTGGGCTATGACGACCCTACGGTTTACTCAAACATCTCAGGCGCTTTAATCCACGTTGACGCGATGATCTGGTCGCGAAGATTAGACGACCGCTAAACCTGTGATGCGTTCCGAGCCGTAACGGCGCTGCTGGGAATATACCTCGGAAGGTTTATCGACGCTCCGAGTCGTCTTTGGCGCTGGTTGTTCTAGAGGTTGCCTGTGGGGACTTTTACCCCGATAACCTATGGTCTTGGTCGTTGCGCAGAACCCTCACACAACATCGCTTTCTTTACGCTGATCAGGCGTCAATTCGATGACATTACCGTCACGCGTTCGCTTTGTCAATCTCGGCGCGGATGCGTGGGGCCTTCCACTTCTTGTCGACGTCGATACCGAGCAACAGCGCTTCGTTGCGCAGCGATTCCAGGTCGTCGTCACCGGTTGCGGGTTGAACGTACTCGACGGTGAGGTCACGGGTTTTCAGCAAGTTTTGGACGAAATCGGATTCGCACAGTTCGTCGGGGACTTCGACCGCTGGGTTATCGCCGGGCTTGACGTCGTAGAACGTGTCGTAACCGGTTTCACCCATCGGGGCGTTGATGGTGATCAGTCGTGCCGAATTGTTTCGCAGTAGCATGTGGGGTTACCTGTTGAATGAGTGGTTGGTTGAATCGTCGCACGCTGTGACGGATTGGTCAACGTGTCGACATGAAAAAGGCGCCGAAGCGCCTCATTCATTATGCCTTACAGCGAGTCACGGTACGCAGCGCTGAATAAGTAACGAACCTCGACCCCACTGCACTTGTACTCCGCAGGGACGAACACGTTCAGTCCCTTCATCTGCGGAGCCAAGGCTCGCCAGGAAATCGGCATCACCATGCCCAGGTTCTCGTCGTTCAGCTCGTAGGCCATCATCCGGTCCTTCGAGCCGTTCGACACGCCACCAGCGGCGAGGTTTGCAGCGGTCAGTTGCAGACGTGGCACAACGCGCAGGGCGTTACCGGTCAACTGGGTGTACAGGTTGTTCAGCAGGAAGAACTGAAGCACCGTGGTGTCAGTACCGGTGTCCATACGCTTGCTGGAGATCTGCGCGTAACGCACCGAGTCCAGTACCAGTACGTTTGGAACGTGTACGTTCGCCGAGTTCACCCACACCTTCACCAGCAGACTGTTCATGTCCTGCACGATGTTGGCCCCGGTATCGGTCGCCCAGTTGATGGTCGACGAGTCGAGCTGAACGTTGGTGTTGTTGAACAGACCTGTCATCTGGCGAGCGGCGTCACCGAAGTAAGCCACACGCTGTACGTGTTCCTGCGAACCACGGAACGCCGCTTGGGCCTTGGTGGTGTCCAGCGGGATGCGCATTTGTTGCGACTTGCGCAGCTCGTCCAGGCTGTAATCGTAGCTGTTGCCAGCGTAGCCGATTGGCACCGAGGTTTTGTTCGCAGCGATAGCCACGTTTGGCAGGTCGTCGGCGCTGGAGCCGATGAACTTACCGACGGTGACCGCATCGTACGAGATGTAGTCCCAGGAATCCGCCCACTCTGGAACGTTGGTATTGATCGGTACCAGATCCTGGAAGTTGATCGCGGTGTATTTCGCTTGGTAAATCCGAGCTTCCAGATTCGCCAGTTGCGAGATGTAGAACGCGATACCATCATCCACAGTCGGCAGACCGTCGGTGAAGGTGACTTGGTGACCTTTCGCGAGGCCGTTACGCTCAGCATATGCGTCGGCGACAGCTACGGAAATCTTAGTGCGCTGAGTCATGATCAGCCCCCGATTTTCAGAGAAATTTTAGCCAGCGCACCGGCACCCGCCGTACTGGTCCATTTGGCGCCCGCGATCAGCACAGCCAGGGTGGTGGTGGCGCCGACAACGTTCGAAAATTGACCTTGAAACGCACCGGTACCGTCGCTGACTACCAGATATACCGGATCGTCTTTGGTTACGGCCACACGGGCAGTTACCCAGATCTCGGTCATCGACTCGACGGTCATGTCGCGTTTGGCGTAAGCACCGACGACATCGGCAGCGGTGTAAGCGCGGTTCAGTTCGCGAGCTACGACGCCGATAAAGTTGGCAGCGGTGGAGGTGGAGACCGGCAGTTTCGCACCGTCATCGCCATCGCTGACCACACCGTAACCGAACGGGATGTTCACAGTGCCTTTGTTGAGTTTGGAGATGCCGTTGCTGACCTGACCCGAAGAGATCATGCCCGCATAAGCGACGCCGTGATTGATTGCGTTGCCGCCACTTACGCTCATTTTGCGTCTCCTTTCCAGGCATTGGCCAGTTTGTCTTGATGCGCTTGATACGCGTCGACAGTTGGTGTTGCGGTGTCAGCGGCGGACTTACCCGATGCGTCTTTGGCCAGTGCAAGCAACTGACTCAGCACGGTCGCGGTGTCACCGGTAACAGTTGTCGTGACATCAGTTCCGGTCGGCTCGGCTTCAGCAGCCATGTCGAACGATGCCTGAATGTACGCCGGGGACTTCGCAGCCCAGTCA